TCGCCCATTGCTTTTTGCTTACGGAGTTTCTTAGGGTTCTTGGTTACTGAACCAGAACCAGGTTTATTCTCACCGGCACTATACTCAACATCACGTTCTCTTGACCAATCCCTAGAATCTTGATCCAACTTACCTCTACCTTTTGCTCCCAGATAACCAGACCATCTTGGAGAGGTAGATCTCTTACCACTATGTCCAGCGTCAGGGCCGTTATCAATTCTCCGAGTATGCTTTTCAATTTCTTTTACTTTCTTAGTCTTTTCACCTCTCTTTCCATATTCACCTACAGGCTTTTCTCTTCTGGCAATAGCAAGTTTACCCATTGCTGTTCTTGCTTTGGGAGTCTGTCCATAAGAACCTTCTGCTTCATCAAGTTCTTCTTGAGAAACATAAACTTCCGAATATGCTTCAATTAATCCAATTAGGTCTTTGGTGTCCATTTTTTTACAAATACTTTTTTAGTTATTTATAAAAAAAAAAGATCCCGAAGGATCAGACACCAAGAACAGCACCAATATTATTATCAAGGTCTTGAATAACTCCACGAATATCAGATACGCGAGGAGGGACACTCATTTCATTATAAGTATATCCTTTTTGTGCCTCAAACAAAACTTGACGGATTGCTGCTGCAGTGCGAGCATCCATTTTGATTGTTACTTGTTTTTCTTTAGTCATAGGTCTCCCTCCTTACGATTTTCGGAACGTTCAATAGTAAATGCACCTTCAGGATAACGAGCACTCAGTTTCTCAAAGTTCATTTGAATAACTTCTTCAAGAGAAATATCAAGACCAAGACATGCCTGAGAAACATACCACATAATGTCACCAAGTTCACGCTTCAGGTGAAACAGGTTCTCTTGATTGACTGGTTTACCCTGAAAGACGATCTTCTTTACAATCTCAGTAAACTCACCTGCCTCAGCAGAAATTCCTACAGCAGCAGTAAGTAGTCGTTCTGTAGGAAACTCTTGTTCCCGCAGTTCCATAAGGCTGTTGATGAAAGAAGTGTGGTCTTTACTGGGATTGGAGGTAGTGGTATTAACGAACTCAACGTACTTATTAAGATCAATAGTCATCAGAATTTAAATCCTTCGAATGTTTTCTTTGGTTTCTTTTCTTCATAATCATACTCTTCATCCTTTCCATTGTCAAGGATATCATTTTGAGCAGATTGTTCGCAGTCATAAAGACGCATTTTTGCACGATCAATACCAACCACGAAACGCTTATGAATGGTTGGATCATTATATCGGTTCTTCAGTTGTTTTACAAGAATCTGTCCGAGTCCTTCTAAGTCTTCTGTTGAAATCAATGCAAACATCAAGTCGGCAGTTGCAGGAAGACCAAAAGACTCTGAAGTATCAGTCAGTTCCACATCAGAAGAACCATAACCAGAACGAGTGGTCTGAGTAGCACTCATAATGGGAACATTAAACTCTACAGCAAGACCACGAAGTTCCTCAGCAATGGATTTAACCAACGTATAAGAGTTGATATTACTTCCACCCTTAAATCGCGAAGAAGCACAAATATTCAAATAGTCAACAAAGATAATATCGGGTTTAAATGACTTCTTAAGGGAAAGTTCGTTAAGCAATGACTTGAAGTGTCCCGAATGTGCGGAAGCAGTTGGATACTCTTTGATAATCAAAGTCCCTTGAGTTTTCTTTGCAAGGTTAGTTACCTTACTTTCAAACATTTGCTTTGACAAACTAGTAATATCTTGAATAGGAACGTTCAAGAGATTTGCATCAATTCTTTCAGCAATGCGTTCTTCTGCCATTTCCAACGTAATGTACAGAACGTTCCGTCCTTGGAGCAAGACGGAGCTAGCCACATGGCACATGAATAGAGATTTCCCGACGCCCGTACCAGCAAGAGCGATGTTAAGAGTTTTGTTAGGGAGACCACCTTTCGTGATTTTGTTAAAGTATTCAAGATCAAATTCAATTTTATCCTCCTTTTTGTGATATGATTCGTATCTTTGTTCGTAATCTTCAAGATAATCATGACCGACATGATTATCAAAACTTACAGCAAGAGCATCAGAGAGAATGGAAGGAATGCTATCACGACTCTTTTTTTCATCCTTGCCATCAGTAATGTGAATTGATTCTATAAGTGCCAAGTAAATAGCACGATCTCTACACCACTTTTCAGTGGTGTTAATTAACCACTGAAATTCTGCAGGCACGTCTTCTAGACAAGAAATCAGATGAATGATTTCTTTAAAAGATTGTTCGTTAATATCAGTTCTTTTTTCAATCTCAATACAAAGAACTTCTTTTGTTGCCGGTTGATTATATTCTTGAACGAAAGAAAGTATTTCTTCAAATACAATCTTTTGGTTTTGATCTTCAAAATATTCAGATTTAATAAAGGGTATTACTTTTCGAATATATTCTTCATTGTGCAAAAGGTTTCTAAGGATTAGAAACTCAACTTTCTCCATAACTAAATTCCTTGCGTGCGATTTCGTCCAGTTGTTGCATTACTTCTTCAGTGAAATATACTTCAGGTTCTTTGAGAATCTGCTTAGCATAAATCTTTTTACCATCAATCTCATAGCGTCCCGCTACATTCTTCCAGAGTCCACCAATCTCACCAAGTTCCAAAAGACCGTAGTAACGATCAAGACCGCGCTCATCATAATACAGACGGATTTCAACATCTTTATTCTCCTTACTCAAACGCGATTTAGCAGTCTTAGCCTTGATAATATTTCCGACCACTTCTGTTCCATCTTTCTCTTTTTTCTTGCTGAGATAAATGATCGTACTTGCTGCGTATTTGAGTCCAGAACCTCCCCCCATTTCTTTTGTTGGTACGTAAGCTCCGATGACATCGTATGTATGATTCGTGACAAGGAGTGGAACATTTGCTTGACCTAATTTAAGAGTTAACATTCGAAATGCACCTTTAACAAGTTGTGATTTAGTCATATCACGAACCTGCTTGTCATTCAGTGCATCAGTAATTTCTTTCTCTGTCGAAAGCATACCTAAAGAGTCTAGCACAAACATACAAGGTTTGCGTTCTTCCTCAGGTTTTTTTAGATAAAGATCTACCGCTTTGAGTGCTTTACTACGAAACTCTTCAATAGTAACAACATTGACAACCACAAGACGAGAAGTATCAATTCCACGGGATTCTACAAGGGATTTAGTAATAGCAGCCTCAGTATCAAAGTAGAGACAATAACCATCGGGATTGGAATCAAGAAAATTCTTAACAACGGCGAGGCTGAAGAAAGTTTTTCCAGTACTAGACTCTCCAGCAATAGCAGTAATCTTATTGCCAGATACGCCGCCAAATATGCTACCTGAAACCAGTGCATTAAAAATGTACGAACCAGTGTCAACATACTTTTCAGTTTCATCAATGTCTGAGGCAAGTTGTGTATACTCTCCACCAATTTCTTTTACAATATCTTTAAGGAAGTCCATCAAGAGAAAAATGAATCAAGGTTTACTGTTTTTTCCACACTCCACCCAATCGCATCAAGAATAATCTTGAGTGGTTCTAGAAATGCTTTCTCAAATTGTAGTTCATAATCTATGTATCTGTCAAGGTTAAGTTCCTTTGGGAATTCTTGAATAAAGGAAATGATATTTTCGTGAATACTATTAGGTTTCTTCAAGTAAATAAATTTAATCTTTTCTCCATTCTGAATTAGAGAATACTTATTTGTCAATTTATTCTGTTTGATATAATGATTGAAAAGAAGTGCTCCACGAACATGAATAGGAGTTTTGGGGGCATAAATGTTTGAAGAAGATGAATACTTTTGAACGTCAGATGCCGAACGAGGAAATGAAATTTGTTCTGGAGGAAGTTTTTTAAACTCTTTGCGAGCATTCTCAATAAACTCAATCACTTCATCTTCAGTTCCACTCATCATAAGTTTTAGTGCGTCCTTAATCATTTTACGACAAGGAGCAGGAGTAGAAGATTTTACAGCCTCAATACCCATCATCTTGAGTTTAGGTTCTTCATAACGAACTCCTTCACTATCCCACACGTTAAGAATATAACGTTTTTTGGCAGTCCAGATTCCACGGTCAGCAATATTCTCCCGTTTCATCTGCATTTTCTGATCGTATGCATTCACATAGGTCGCCAATTCTTGGTAAGAACTTTCAATATACTTTTCAAGTTCCATCGAAGCGACCTTATCAAGGAACGAGACAATGCCTTCAGTAGTTTTCTCTCTTCCTTTGTATACAGTTTCAACCAGAGGACCCATATTAAGATAAATGGAATCAGTATCTGAAGCAATAACATAATCAACTCCATCAGTTTTCAGAACTTTATTGAGGTATGTATTCATCTTACCTTCAATCCAACGGATTGATACCTGTCCGCTAAGAGTAATGGCTTCTGCGTTTTCAAGTTTATAGTAACGAAAGTATTGATTACCAATCGCACCATAAGCAGAGTTAAGAGAAATTTTCTTTGCCATCTGAATGTTATTGCAACGAGCAATCTCTTTTACAAGTTCTTTATTCTTAGTTTTCTCATACTGCTTCTTTGCCTCAATCATCTTCTTTTTGAAGATTACACGATCCTGATACATCTTCTCCATCAGTTCAGGAAGAAATCCACGAACATCTTTGCGGAACATTGCACCATTCGCACAAACAGCATAATCTTTATAGAGTTCAAAGTTTATTTCACTTTTAAGTATTCTATCAACAGACGCTGTTGGATGTTTTTCCTCCAAGAGTGTTTCTGGAGAAATATTGTATTGCATAATAAGATGAGGATACAGAGAATTAAGGTCAAAAGAGACAACCCAATCATACTTTCCCGGAATTGGTTCCTTGACATATGCCCCCGCATATTTTTCGTTCTTCTGGGATTTATTCCTTGGGGGGATAACGATGTTACGTTTCTTAAGATAATTGTAGATAATATTATCCCACATCCTCACTTGATAGAAAACGTCAGCATAGTTTACCTTAGCATCATAAGCCATAGTGAGTGCTAACTCAATGAGTTTCATCTTGTCTTCCAATCGGTCAACAAGTTCCACGTCAACGATGTTATACTCAATAAACTTTTGCCATCCCTTTGTATAGAAATCTTTAAAGGTATCAAACTCAGAGTGGTCCAGTTTTTTCTGACCCAGTTCAACCTCAGCAATATAGTCAAGACGATAAGATTCTTGGGCTTTATAAGTAAACTTTTTATAAAGATCAAGATAGTCAAGTTGAGTCATTCCACCAACATCAAATGTAGTGTGCTTACGTCCATTGATGAAGATTTCACCCTCCGTCACAAGTCCCCAGTTAGAAAACCGCTTCATCAGTTTCTCACCAAGAACTCTATTCAGACGCTTGCAGATATAAGGAATATCATATAGTTGGATATTCCAACCAGTGACAACATCAGGAACATCAACCATCCAATAATTGATGAAATGATTGAGAAGTTCATATTCACTGGGGCAGCAGTGATACGTAACATTACTCTGTTTATTATTAAATGGTTTAACACCCCAAGTAACAATTTTCTTAGTTGTATAGTCTTGGATGGTGATTGCAAGAATTTCTTCAGAACAAGATTCTACATCAGGGAATCCTGCTTCAGAAGCAACCTCAATATCCAAAGTTACAAGTTTAATTTTACTAATGTCAAACTTGATTTCATCCTCTGGATATTTTTCTGAAATATATTGATAGATATATCGATCATTTCCATAGATCTCAAATCCATCAATTTCATCATACTTTTTGTAGAACTCTCGACAATCTTTTACTGTTCCAGGATTAATTGGTTCTACTGCTTCTCCACTTAATGTTCTATACTTAGAATCTTTTTTAGTTTTTACAAAGAGAGTTGGGAAGAACTCATCTCTTGTCTCAAATCTTTTACCATTATCTACTCCACGAACCAAAAATTGATTTCCAATTAGCTGAACATTAGTGTAAAATCTCATTCTTTAATCAAGTCCTCGTATTTTTCAAGTAGAGTGGGTGTTGGATCAGCGAGCGTAATAATTTTATCAGAACTAATCATAAATGAATTTTGTCTAGTATATCCACAAAGAAAAGGTTCTAGAGTTTGATCGCTTCTCACAACAAATGGACTTACTAACTTACAATCAGGTTCTCCAATATCAGCACCAACTTCTTCAATCTGAGAAATTAAAATTAAATTATTCAATAGTGCAATGATTTTTACCGTGGGTTTTTCCATCTTACAATCCAGGTTTCCACCATTCTACCAATAAAAAAAGGAGGAGTCAACCTGGATTTTGCCAGGTGCTCCTCGCGCCGACGATATTCAATTATATTTATAGATAATCCTTTCTTTTATGATGCTCGGGAACAATCTTTTTCAAGTTGACAGAGAGGAGTCCATCTTCAAAGGATACATCTTCTACTTCTGTATCGTCTGCAAGCGTCCACGCTCTTTTGAAAGATCGTTGAGCCAATCCCTTATGGACGTAGTTGGTATCAGATTCTTTATCTTCCTTTTGTCCCTCAATGAAAAGTTTTCCATCTTGAGTATAAACATAGACTTCTTTCTTCTTAAATCCAGCAAGAGCAAGTTCAAGACGCGATTCTACGTTACTAACTTGAACGAGATTGTATGGTGGATAGTTTGAGGTAGTTTCATGAAGATGAAACAATCGATCAAAGTATTCATCCATTCCAATGCTATTGCGGGTAATTTTTTCCATTAAGGAAGGAATATCCGCAGATGTAAACCTAGAAGTTGCAAGGTTAGTCATTATGGTAGCTCCTTTAAAAGCGAGTTTGTGTTGTGTGGACCCTTTCGGCATCCATTATTAATTATACAAGAAACGAAAAAAAGAGGTATCGGTAAAACCGAACCTCTTTTTAGGGTGTTCCGACTTTTGTAGAGACCGCACGAAAGGTCTCATACTTATTTATTCGGTTTCTACTGCTTTTCCTTTCTTACCAATGTTATACTTTTGCTCCAGAATCCAATCTCCTTTGTCCTTATATGCAAGAACTTTAATTTGATTTAGTGGTGCAATATCAAGTACAGAGTCTGGATTAACAACAGTAATTAGACCCCAATCAGTTAAAAGACGAACAATACGATTGCGTCTCTGAACGTCATTTACTGTAAGATTTGCATGTTTACCATCAAGAGCAAACAATTCTTTAAAGTGAACGATGAAATATCTACCTTGCTTATGTAGAATATGGCAAGATTGATAGAGTTTTTTCTCCTTACGTGAAGCAACTCCGATACGGGTCAGGGTTTCACGAACTTTAAGGAAGTCGTCAGGTTCATTAAGAATTACTTCTACCATTTGGTCTTGAGACCATTCAACAGTAGGTTCTACCGTAGTAGTCATTTTTTTCCTCCAATATCAAGTCGTTTTTTGATGAAAGTTAGTTGTTCTTTTGTCAGGATTTTCAGTGCTTGGGATGCTTTTTCATTACTATAACCATAGTATTGTTTTATACATTCTAAGTCTGTAACCTTATCCTTTCGGAGCCAGGGAGAAAATCTCTTCTTTTTCCTCAAACTATTTAGATAAAATGAATATTGCATACGTTTATCGAGATGGTGATTCATATTCATTTCATTAGCAAAAAGAATCGTGTCAATCTGACCCGATAAACATTTATTGATAATGTAAGGTGCATATTCTTTTATGCTTGTCTCATCATCTTTCATCAAATCTTCTTTTGTGAAGTTGATAGAATTCAACCAATCTTTAAGTTCGTAAGTCATCGTATAATCTGAATATCGTCATCATCGGTCCAAAGTTCAACTTTTGTTCGGAACCTATTTTCTTCTTTTAGTTTTTCATACCTCTTTGCCGCTTTCTTCTTCCACCATGTAATGATGTTTTCAAGATAAAACTTGTCCCAATTTGGACCACGAAGAAGTTCAGTTTGTTCCCCAAGTATCACTTCACGAACATTTGAATACCCATAATCGGAAATATAAAATCTTTTCTTCTGAGTAAGATTAAATGCGACATCAATAACACGATTAAACTCACCAAGTTTTTCTTTATCTTGAAGAGAATTTCGAATAATAGAAATCATCTTTGTCTGACGCTTCATCTTTTTAGATGAAGCCTTATTGTCAGTCAATGGAGTATTATTGTTGAGGTATGTAAATCTATCGTGCAATTTATGAAACACATCGTCATGAAGAAGAGGTAAAAACTTACTTTCGGTCAAACCTTTATATCGCATGAATGGTTTTAGACCATCATACTGAGATGAATCGGTAGTTGAACCATACAGAGAAGTTGTTTCAAAAAGAGCAATATCTTTTTCAAACACTTTGTTTAGTGTTTCTCTTGCATAATGAGAACAGCAAAGTAGGGCAAGAAGTTTTCCGCCAAGATAATTGTACCCAAATGGTTGAGATGGAACAATTACAAAACCCATAGCTGCATGACGATTAAAAATAGAAAGGTCGGGAGTTTTACCCAACCATTCATTTCTTGGTTTTGAATTAATAGTCGGAGAACCAAAACGGATAAACCCAACTACCTTACCAGTATTCTTTTCATATATCATCCACCTCAATTCTCTACCTGGAATATTTGACTCATTATTATGAGAGGATACAACTTTCAGAAGAGTGTTGTAATGTTCTTGAGGTAATGCTTGCTGAAAACGATCGCCAACAAACTTGATATCAAACTCCATATCTTCAGGATGAATATCTTCATTGAAGAACTCATCATGAAGTGGAGCGAGTGTATTAGAACTCTTGATTACTTCTTTCTTCACAAAACGCAAGTAATCCTCAATATTTCCCATTTGAGAGAAATAATTAATAAACTCATCTGCAGCCCACTGAGCGTCTTGTTCCGAAATAATCATTTGAATTCACACTCGCACATAAGTTCAGTAAGAGCGGCAAGAAGATTTACTTCTTGGTCAGCCACGAACGCACATTGGTATTGATACTTAGCAATAATAAGAACGGCAGCAGGAATAGATTGGGGTGTAAGGCAATCAAAAGCGGAGTCATAAACCCTGCGAAGTAAACTATTAGCATCGTTATCCAGGTTGGAGACCACCCACTTTCGGACTTCAGTAAAGTTTTTATCCTTGAGATTTTTAATAAGTTCATTTACAGAGATGTCAGAGAAAGATGCAAGAATGCCCGAGTCGATTTTTCCCCCTGTAGAATACCTTTGGCATTCGTTGAGGACCCTACGAAAATCTGGGAAGTGTTTTGTAACAAGTTCAGCAACGACTTTTTGATCGTACTCAATCTTTTCCGCATCCAAGATCGTTTGGAGTCGTTGGAAGAAACTTCCTGCAAGTTGAACTCTTTGCTTCCCTTTGATTGTGAAGTCGATGACAGCACATCGGGAGTGAAGAGGTTCAATAATCTTGTTCTTGTAGTTACAGGTGAAGATGAATCGGCAGTTGTTATAAAATGCCTCAATATTCGCCCGTAGTAGGAGTTGTACGTCGTTTCCTGTGTTATCAGCCTCATCGATGATGACGACTTTGTGTTTAGAAGATCCCGTAAGTGAGACGGTCGAAGCGAAGTTCTTCGCTTGGTTCCGTACAGTATCCAAGAAACGTCCTTCGTCGGATCCGTTGATGACATAATAATCTGCCCCCAATTCATTACATAATGCTTTTGCGATTGTGGTTTTACCAATACCAGGAGGACCCGCAAGAAGAAGATTAGGGATCTCACCTTTTGCCACAAACTCTTTAAATGTTTTTTTAGTATCATCAGGAAGAATACAATCATCAATTACTTGAGGACGGTATTTTTCAGTAAGAAGAAATTCACTTGCCATAATCAAATCCAATCAGGTTTTCTTTCGGGCATACGTAGATAGTTTTCAGCAACCCAAGGTTTGGATGCGATATATTTCTTGTATGCTTCAAATGTATCAATAGTGTCGTCATATTTCCATTCCTCAGGCATAGCACGAGCAAATGGTGTCACTTCCGTAATCTTGCCCTTGGGAAACAAATAGTATGCATCCACAAGGGTCTTATAACAGGAGTGAGTTTTATTATACCGCAGGCAGTATTCATCAGACAAGTTCAATCCCCACTTGATTAACCAGTAGGCATTATGGATACTTTCCATAGCCCACTTGGTACAGGGATGATTGCGGAATGCTCCTTTCTCGGTCTTGTAAG